GAATCCAACCATTTTCTTTCTCGTCCTGTTCCAGATCATCCTTAAGCTGTTCTATCATTTCCAGAACATCACTTGCTAAAACCATCTGGTGGTCATCCACAAGTTTCTTCATGAAATCATGATAATCCGATAATCTGTCTCTGATATGGCTCATACTTCCACCTCCAACTTTAACAGCTCTGCAATAGACCATGGTTCCTCGTTATTTCTAATGAACGTGAACATATTGCCAAAAATCTCTTCAGGGACTTTGGCAGTTGCGCAACAGTCTCAAATTCCATTAACCAACAGTGGTTTCTGTCTTGATACATATAGCTCCCCACTATAATGTCTTCCAAGATACTTTGCTCTTCCACCAACGCAGCTCAAAAACATTTTTTCCTTTTTTGAAATTGTCGGCTGTTTAGTATATTTTGAGTTTCCCCATTTTACTGCATTTTTTAAGCAAAACATAACCCCATCGTCTTCTTCGTAAAGCAAACATTGATTTTTACAATCAATATCGCAACAATAGCAAGGTTTCCCTGTTCTTTTAGATACCGCAAATCCAAACCTGCTACATGCGATATTCAGAATTTCATTAGCGTACTTTTCTTTGTTCGTCATACAACCACCTCATTATTTTCTGGCATCTGAAACAGGATTGATTTTCTTACCTCATTTCCATAGCCTTTTAATACAGCAATTCCATGTGCCACACTTTCTTTTGTATCATAGCTTCCTGTGTATGCTGATCCTGCCAACCCACTGCCAATAATTTCACCGGATTTGTAATCCATGTAAGCCTCCTGAATCATATCCAGTACTTTTATGGCTTTTGCTTTGGTGGAATACTCGCCAATATCATAAATAGCTTCACCATTATCAGCGAAAATTCTTAATTCATTATCGCTCACTTCTAGGCTTGATACGTTGTTCATATTGATTAATATGCGTTTATTCTGACTTCTAATTAGCATTTTGTCACCTCTCTCAAATGTTCAACAATCTGTGTCTTGCTCTTCTTACAGTCTGCAAATCTCTCCCAGTCGCCTTCCAGAAGATAATATTCTGTGGTAACGTAATAGCCACCACGTTCTTCTTTCTTCCACCAGTCATCGCCTTTGGTGTGCTCGGTTTCTTTTGCAATAATCATTGAGTTATCAGGAAGCGAATATGAATAATATTTTTCGTTTACTTCCGGCACAACAAGCCATAATTTCCATCCGGTATAGTCCTCCAGAAACTCTTTGCGCCTCTGGTTATTGGTTAAGTCTTTTAATTGCATTCTGCGTCCTCCTCAGTTATTCCATCTGATCTCCAGCTCAAATCCAAGCTGTTCTTTTATGCTGTTTATGTAATCAGGCCATGTTGCGAGATCATCTGTCAGATACTCAGCGCCTTTGTCCATACCGTCCATAAACTTCTGGCAGCGCTTCTGTCCGAATCCAAAGTAATCATGCAGTACTGCGATACTTAAGATCGTAAATGTGTCCAGGGTCATTTCTTTGATCTTTTCAGATGCCTTGTCGAGGTCCTTTACTGCCAGTGATGTATGTACTCCGGTGATATTCCGGAATCTTACTTCTTTCTCCAGGGCTTCTAATCCGCCCTGCCTTACTATCCGAAGAGCAAGGTCAAGACCGTCCTCTCTCCCCCGCTCGTATTCACGCATTTTGTTCATGATGCTCTCCTCCTGGCAAGAAATTCCAGTTGCCGGACTGTTTCCAGTATCACTGTTGTTTTCAGATCTGTATTGCTCTGCCGGATCAGTTCTTCGGCTCTGCCGGTAAGTTCTTTCCAGGCTTGATCATCCTCAACCAGGATGTCATTATACTGCTCATACAATTCTCTCACTTCTGGATATAGCTCCCAGAGCTTTTCTAACTCTTTCCCTGTCATAATTCCTCAATCCTGATGTAAATTCCCGGTATCTGTGCCCAGAACTTCTCGACCACTTCTGATGCCACCAATGCATCATCTTCCCAAAAGCCAACTCTTGTCATACAATCCTTTAACAGCTTCTGCAGGTTGTCTGTATCCGGCTTTGTGATCCGGTATGTGCCATTGCCATGTTTACCATCATCCGGAAACAGCCACTTTGTTACCAACCGAAGACCTTTCGTGTATGGTCCCTCTGGAACTTCTTTTCCAAGATGAGCCATCAGCTTTTGTCTGGCTGCTTTTAATTCCGGCGGATCATAAAATACTGGCTTGCCATTCACAACAGCAACCTTATGTTCCTGGTGTGTTACTGTCGGAGGATTCATAGCTAAAAAAAATTCAGTGCTCATTTCAACTCCTTCTTTCTCTGCTCAAGGTATGGTGCCCACCTGAGTGCGGGGTGGGTGGTCGTCGTGCGTGAGCTTGTCGCACGACTACCTACCCCCGCTAGGTGGGGGTACGCACATACTATATACGTAGTATATATTGCGCACGCACCCTTTTTGCTCACTGCACATAATCAGAAATATATGATTCTGAGCATATATGCACATAATCATAAAAATTGTAGTTGCGTGTACTGTTCATAATCTAAGTTGTGTTCAGTCTTGTGCACTCTTTCTTCTGATATAGGCTTTACCATCATCACCCATATATTTTTCGAATTTTCTACGTAATTCTTTCTTCTGCCTCTTGGTTTCTCCAAGCCATGAAAGCAGCTCTCTTGAATTTGTATCAAGTGCTTCTGCCAGCTCTGCGGCCGAAATCTCCCTGCCATCAAACTCAATATTCTGAAATGCAATCTCAAATTCATTCAGCTTACGCTCACGGGTTTTCTGAGCATTCTCTTTCCTTTTTTGAGCTGCTTTTTCCCACATCGGTTTTTCTGCTTCCAGTTGCAGATCTCTAAGACTTCCAATCTGATCAATACGATGCACCGGATAATCAAACCATAAATTGACCGGTTCAAACTTCGGAAACTCTCTGAGCGTTCCTTCAATTCTCCATGCAGTCTTTGACTTTGCGACAGCCTTTGCTGCTTCTACCTGACGCTCCAAGGCTATCATCTGCCATTTATCTAAGTGTTCCCTGCAGTAATCCATCATCTGTGTACTGCTCAGCAGATCATCCTGTGAAAGGTCATCCTGCCACTTGAAATGAGCATCCAGATAACTTTTGCAAGCTCCACAGACAGCTTTATTCTCTTCCTGTTTCATCAGCGCTTCTGTTGGTTCCAGTTCTATCAGATCCAATAGTGCATCCGGATCACGAGCAAATACACCAGATCCAGAAGCACGGTCCATTGATTTCTTACCGCCCTGACTACCTTTACTATGATGATGACAGTAAATTACGGCACAGCCCAGTTCCGTACATACCTTGTCGAACTGATTACAGAAGTTAGCCATCTGATCCGCACTGTTCTCATCACCGGTAATAACCTTATAGATCGGATCGATAATGATCGCTACATAATCCTTTTTTGCTGCTCTTCTGATCAACTTAGGTGCAAGCTTATCCATTGGTACTGATTTGCCTCGCAAATTCCAGATATCAATGTTCTGAAGGTTCTCCGGCGCAATTCCCATAGATGTATAAACATCTTTAAATCGATGCAGGCAGCTTGCTCTGTCAAGCTCCAGATTGACATACATCACACGACCCTGTGCGCAATGCCACTGTAGCCACTTCCTACCCTCTGCAATGGCAATACACAGTTCTATCTGCAAAAATGACTTACCAGCTTTAGAAGGACCAGCAATAAGCATCTTATGCCCTTTTCTGAGAACTCCCTCAATCAGACATGGTGACAGTTCCGGAAGATTATCCCATACTGATTCCAGTCCTTCTGGTTCCGGAAGATCATCATTTACTCCTTCGATCCACTCATACCACTCATTCCAGGATGCTTTTCCCAGATTGGTATCTACAATGAACTGTTTCTTTTCTCCGCGCTGCACACCAGGCATTCTGGACAATCTGGAAGGGTTCCTGTTCTGTGTATCTACATCAATGCCATTCTTCTGGCAAACCTCATAAAGATAATCCACGCGCTTTCTGTATTCGCTGTAATCTGCAGCATCCACACGCACGATTGCATGAAGACTTTTCTTTCCGGAATACACCAGGCATGCAATAGGAAGCTCCAATTCTCTCAGAATAGCGTTCTGCTGCTCGATATCCATATGATCTGATTCGACCAGTGCGTATCTGTACTCTGTAACATTCTCATTCTTACATCCGTTTCCATCTAATGGATTGAAACGGATCCATGCACCAGCTTTCGGATTATAATCTCCAAATACGGAACCAATATCTCCATTACAACTGTTGAGCTGTTCAATGAGCTGACCGGCAGTACGGTCCCAGGAACCTTTCTGAGGAAGCCAGCGTGTACCTTTCTCATCCGTCTTTTCCCAGCTACCAGTCACATATCCTACATTCTCACCTGCTTCAAACAGCGTTTCCAGATATGTGATCAACTGTTCTGCTGGATTCCAGTTTTCAGGCTCATGAATTTCTTTTCCTTCCAGCCAGTTCTTATCTACTACTACACGGTCACTGTCAATCTGAATGCTGTCATTCCAGTCCAGTTCATGTCCTCTTTCAGGTACCCAGCCATGTTCGATTGCCATCTGAACGATAGTTCCACCTGTCACTGGAGAAGAAGACCCAGAGAAGGTTCTCCATTTTCTTTCACATTCTCCGGAATGGTACCTGCTGAAATCTTTCTGACTCCACTGATCCCAGACGCTGATCGGATAGCCTTCCAGCTTCAGTGCCATTCCGACATTCACCCAGTCCTGATAGCTCAGGGAACCAGGATCGATGTATTCAATTATTTCTGCAAGGCTTGTCCTCTGCTCCATGTTTATGCTCCTTTATATTCCTGTGGCACAATATCACTTGGGATTCTCCAACCATTACCGGCAATCCGATCAATCAGGTTCTTCGCTGTTTCAAACTGCCATGTACCTACATGCTGGAAACCTCTTCCTTCCAAAAAACGAATCTGTTTTGGAGTCGTCAGTCCTTCATTTCTTCTTTTCTCTAATCGATCAAGAAATTTCGCCGCTTTACCGGCATTATCTATCTGATCAGGAAGAATACCTAATTTTTCAAGTGTATTTTTCTGCTTATCTGATGGTGGTCCCATCTCCCAGCCAAAAGACGGTACATAACTGGACAGATCTTCTGCCTGAATTGACATCTCGAACTGTAATGGATCCACAAGTTTCTTCTTTCGTCTTTTCATTTCAGCAAGCTGTTTCGCAAGAGATTCTTCACGCTGTGCCACAACATCCTCAGATGCTTTTTTCTCTGCTTCTTCGATGTCAACCGGCATACCGGCTTCTTTTTCCAGATTCTCAGTCATCTTCTGGGCAACTTCTGCATTTTCACAGATCAAGCTCGCCGGATGGCACAACTCATGCCGCTCTGTATGCCAGAGGAAATCCAGCAATAACAGATGATCTTTGCCAGTTTCCGGTGATAATCTGGTACCTCGTCCAACCATTTGACAGTAAAGACTTCTGACCTTTGTTGGCCTGAGAACTACAATGCAGTCAACAGACGGACAATCCCATCCTTCTGTTAAGAGCATCGAGTTACAAAGCACGTTGTACTTTCCTGCATCAAAGTCTTTCAGGATTTCGGCTCTATCTTGGCTATCTCCATTTACTTCTGCAGCACGGAAGCCATTTTCATTCAACAGATCACGAAACTTCTGGCTGGTCTTTACCAGTGGAAGAAATACAACTGTCTTTTTATCCTGACAGTATTTCTTCATTTCTTCTGCAATTCCCTGCAGATATGGATCCAATGCAGTACTGATATCGCTTGCTTTGAAATCTCCCGCTTGCATGGATACACCACTCATATCAATCTTTAATGGAATCGTCAGTGCTTTTATTGGTGACAGATATCCCTCTTTGATTGCTTTCGGAAGTGTATATTCATAAGCAAGAGACTCAAAATATGTACCAAGATTTTTCATATCCCCTCTGTCAGGGGTAGCAGTAACTCCAAGTACATGTGCTCCTGAAAAATGCTGTAAAACTCTTTGATAGCTATCAGAAATACAGTGATGTGCCTCATCTATGATGATCGTATCAAAGTAATCAGACGGAAAACTGTTTAAACGTTTTT